GAATAAATTGTAGCACACCGTTATTAACTTTTAGGATAGTACCGTCAGCACCTAGTGTTGTTGGGAAAGCAAAATTGCCAACTGTTAAATTACCAACCTTAATGTGTTTGGTTGTTGTGTTGCCATACCCTAGCACTTGATCAATAGTAGGTGTTGCATCAATAGTAAGTTTGCCTTCAGCATCAGTTGAAGTTGCAACTGGTCCTGCACCTACTACCTGTAATATTTCACCAGCACTGATTGTTCTTTCAGTTGAATCATCTGCAACTATTCTTAATGCACCTTCACTACCACCAGGTAAGAATTGTAGCACACCATTGTTAACTTTTAGTACTGTTCCATCACTGCCAATTGACGTAGGTAAACTGTATGCTGTACCAATCGATAATCTGCCAACTGTAATTGAATTTGTTGTTTCGTTGTTTCTATTTGTGACACTTGTTAGTGTTTCTGAACTTGCATCTGCTTGGTTGAATGCTGTAATTCTACCCTTAGCATCAACTGTGAATCCACTATATGTACCTGCTGTAATTCCTGAGTTAGCAAGGGTCATTGCAATGTTAGAAGCACCACCTGCTAGTTGTCCACCTGTACCGCCTGTTACATCACCTGTGAAAGTAATGTTTGGTCTTGTTGTTAAGTCACCGTAAACACCTGTAGTTGAAACTGTTGCAAATCCTGCATTTGTAATTGATTTGTTTTGCCACTCGCCACTTGCTGTGTCATACTGTAATAGATCATTGTCAGCGACACTTGTGATTACCACATCAGCACGATCGCCTAGATTATCGCCTGTAATAAAGTTTGTATCATTTGTATAACTTGAAAGTGTTGCTGGAACCGTAACAGTAATATCGCCCTCAGCACTTGATGCCGTAGTAGCAACACCACCGCCGAGTATACCAAAGTTTTCACCTGGGCCTACTTGTACAATCGCCGAGTCATCTGCTCTAATATAGATAGGACTTCTAGCCGCCAGTAATGCTTCACTTTGCTGTTCGTTGATAATTGTAATGGTATCTGTTCCTGGATCAACTTGTAATCCAATACCCGTTCCTGCTTCAATGGTTAGCGTATCGTTATCTGCATCTGCTTCAACTGTACCTATGTTTGAAGCGCCTTTTTTGGCTACTACTAGTCTAAAACTATCAATTACTTTTACTGACATTTATTGGTTCTCCTACGTGTATTTACCGTAGATAAAAGATTAGGAGCATTGTTTCCAACGCTCCTAATCGCTAATTTTACTATTCTCTTGTTATTATGTGTAATGCCTATGGCGTCTAATAGTTAGTTTCACTTAGTATTGTTATCGTGCGTCAACTTGGTATTTATTACTTTTTGAAGCGAAGTTTGTAATTACGATTACCAGTGGTAAATTCAATGGTACTGTAATCATATACTTCTTCTTCAGAGCGTGTGTATTTTGTTGACGTAGTACACTGCTCTTCTTGACGGTAACCAACAATGCCTTGCTCTTTACCTTTGTTTGCACCGATCAAACCGCCAATTACTGCACCAGCGGCCCCACCGTTTTTCTCTCCTTTGATGTTATTTCCAATGACGCCGCCAATGATAGCGCCAGTGAGAATATCACCAGTAGTAGGTTCTTTACCTACGTTTCCATATACAGGCACATCAACTAAACGACATGTTTCTTCGGTATAAGGAATCTGTTTAATCACAGTTTTGTAATGATCAACAATCTCAGCAATATCTACTTCAGTTGATGCATATACAGGAGTTGTGAGAAAAGCAACAAGTGTTGCTATTAAAGTTTTACGCATTATTGATTCTCCTCTGCGTAGTGATAGTGAAGTGCAACTTTTCTGTTGCCAGGTAAGTTGCCAACCCCGTAGAACTACGCCGCTAGGCGTAAATCTTCAGATGCAAAATTATCGTTTGCATTTATAGGTTTTGGACAAATAGCGTGGGTCTCCCCACATATTGCTCGGTCGTTCCTTACCGGTAATCTCGTTCACCCTTAACAAGCCAGTCGATCCTAATTCACCCCCATCATAAGCACATTAAATTGTCTGTGTTAATCTTCAATGTGCTTATGGTGGAGGTGCCGGGAATCGCACCCGGGTCCTGCTCTTGTGACATACGATGCTGTCAACAATTACACTATATTTATAGCATCTATTAAACGGTTTGTCAAGACATAAAGTGCGTATTTTTAGAATAAAATGATAACTAACGTCCAAGAAAATAACCAAACAACTAACCCAGGAGAGTTATGGCAAAGATGAGAATTTTTACTTTCACGGACGGTGATAAGGTAGAAACTAAAGAAGCAGTAAGTTATAAAAAAGCAGTACTATCATTCCAGGGCGGAACAGAGAGTACATCTGTAAAAGTAGAGTGGGAAGCCAAAAAAGGCGGAATCTACGAAATAGTACAACAATTACCAATCGGTAGAAAAATAAGACAAGCATTAATATCCGAAAAGAAAAGAGCGGCATTAAAGGCATTAAAAGCAAAGTTAGGAAGGTAATATGAAAATACATAAGTCATACGAAGGACATATTTCACAACCTAAGAAAACAAGTCAGGCAGGAACCAAAGCACGTTGCAAGTTTTCATCAATGAACAAATCTAAAAAACGTAGTCACAAGTTTTATAGAGGACAAGGAAAATAATGATTAAAAATTTTAAAGACATTGTAGTTTTATTAATCACAACTGGTGTTCTAATTTTATTAGGTACTATTATTATTGGAGATTATATTGTAGCACTAGAAGAAAACAGACCAGTAGATGAAAGTGTAATAACCTTAATGAAAATGTCAGTTACAGGATTAATAGGAGTTATTGGTGGCTACATTGGTGGGAGTAAATAATGGCCGGCGTAAAAGCAAGAGGTATTATTACCCACCACCTAGCAAGATATCACGATGAAAGAGAAATTAAACCTTGTAGATGGATTGCAGATGGTAAGGGTAAAGGTATAATGGTTGCTCAATATAAAGATACTAGTGATTTAGTTGTTGATGATAAAGGTAATCCAATACCTTGGGGCAGAGCCTAACCGCCTGCGAAACAATCTCCGGATCCTTCAGCAACTGAAGTGCAACCTGTAACTGCATCACCTATTCTTCCACAACCTTTACCGTTTATAAACACTGTTGTAGATCCTGTTGTTATAGGTGCTTGGTGACTAGGACAAGGTGCACCCGGTAATAGATGACTATTGTTTACGTCATCTTGTCTTGAAATAGGAATTCCGTTAGCATAAACATCCGGACTATGTGCTTCACGAACTGGTGTAGAACAGTGAGTTACATCTTTGTCGCCTTTTCTAGTTATTGCAGGCACGTTCTTTCTCCATTAGAGTTTGTAATCTATCATTCCACTTATCCATTTCTTCATGCTGTTCTTCAGTATGAGGTGGTTCAGGAACTTCCGGAGCAAACTTAATTACATGATCAAACTGTTCTGGAACATCTTCCCAGTTATGAACTGTAACTAATTTTCCATCTATCCTAAAAACAAACTCGTGCATACGAGTATTTAGCGGATTATTTTACTTGTAGATTTGACGGCGGTGTTGCTAGTCCTGTTGTACGTTCTATATACAGTTTAGCAAAGTTGTCAACTGTTTTTGTCATTACTGTGATTGCATTTTGCCCAATCTTAAGTGTGCCTTCTGGATCACCTGTAAACAAAAATTGTTGTAGTCCTAGACCTTGTTGACTGGCAACAAGTGTTAGTGGTGTTTTTAATTTAATAAAAGTATCTGTTTCTTCGAGTAGTTTGCCTACTAGTTCTTCGCCTGAAGCAAGTTTAATTGTAACTACATCATTTATTTTATATGGTTGTTCTAATAGCATTATAATGTGTGTCCTGTTCCGTTATAGCCTGTGTCATCTACGTATTTTGTAAAAGCATCGTAGCCACCAATTTTCTTTCCGTTGATTACAATTTGTGGTACAGTTCTAGCATTAGGAAACTGTTCCATTAATTCTTCTCTTGTATAGTCTGTGCCTAGTGATTTGTATGTAAAATCAAATCCTTGTGTCTCACAAAGTCTTTTTGCCTTGTCACAGAATGGACACATTGGTTTTCCGTATATTTCAATCATAGTTTAAATCCTGCAAATGTGTTTTCTTCAATGTCTTGTTTTACACCACCAACGATATAACTTTCAACTTCAGTTTCTTGTGGAGCAACTTGTAATCCTGCACTTGATAACCAATGTTGTGTCCATGGTAGTGGGTTTTGATTTAGTGGGCGATCATAAATTGTTTTTAAGCCTAAGGCTTTTAATCGCTTGTTAGCAATAAACTCTACATAAGCATGTAGTAGGTTTGCATTAAGTCCGATCATAGAACCGTCCTTAAAGAGGTAATCCGCCCAACGTTTTTCTTCCTCTACACACTCACGCCATAAGTCGTATACATCTTCTTCACACTCTTTTGCAATCTTAACAAAGTCCGGATCATCATCTCCTTTTGCCCAATGCTTAAGAATGTGTGTACTCAAGTTTAAGTGTGTTGCTTCGTCACGAGCAATTAGTGAAATAATCTTAGCAGAACCCTCCATAAGTTTAAGTTCACCAAATGCAAACGTACAAGCAAATGATACATAGAAACGTAAACCTTCAAGAATGTTTACAGTCATCATTGCTTTGTACAGTGATTTTTTAACATCGTAAATATTGCCTTTTCCGTGTTGGAAATATTGATTAGCAATTTCATTAAACTCGTCATAGTGTTTAGTTACACTAATTGCACGTTCAATAATTTTTTCGTCATCAAGAATAGTGTCAAATACTTCGCTTGGATTAGGATAAACGTTTTTAACAATGTGTGTATATGAACGTGAGTGAATAGTTTCAAAGAAATCCCAAGCAATAATACAACCTTCAAGTTCTGGATTAGAACAGTGTGGTAGGAAACTTAGGCATGGCCCACGACCTTGTACACTATCTAGTAGTGTTTGATACTTTAGGTTTGCAGTAAAAATATGTTTCTGCTCTGGACGAAACTCTGCATAGTCTCCTCTATCCTTTTGCAGTGATACTTCTTCAGGACGCCAAAAATATCCAAGCATGGTTTGATTTAGTTTATCATACTCTGGGTACTTGAATACATCATATCGTTGTGTATTCTGATCTGCTCCAAAGAACATATATTCTTTTGTAAAGTCAACCTTCTCACGATTGAATACTGTTTTGCTCATTGCTTTCTTTTGCTCTCTCTTTGTCATATAATTTTATTATATAGCACAGGCATCACAATGTTCATCGTCTTCAGATATGTGATCACCAGTTGTGCCGTTTACTCCGTTAGTGCCATTTACATGACCATTTGTTATAGTAGCATCATTTACAGTATTGTCAACCTGTGTTTCTTCCAAACCCTGTGGTTGTACATTATCTTCAGCACCTTTAAAGTCATAGGTGTTTTGATAGTATGATGTCTTCCAACCTAACTTGTATGTAGTTAGTAAATCTTTCATCATAATACTCATAGGAACTTCATTGTTTTCGAAGTGTAAAGGATTATAACTCCAGTTACCACTGATTGCTTGATCAAAGAATTTTTGCATGACAGCCACAATGTTGATGTAACCTTCGTTGCTTGGCATATCCCAAAGTAGAGTATAAAAATTCTTTAATCTGTTATACTCTGGAACAACCTGCTTAAGAGGCCCTTTCTTTGATTTCTTAACGGACAAGTATCCTCTAGGAGGTTCAATTCCATTTGTTGCGTTCGACACAACGGAACTGCTCTCCGATGGCATCTGTGCGGACAATGTTGAGTGTCGTAGTCCGTGAGTTTTGATGTTAGATCTAAGATTTTCCCAATCACAATTATATTTTTTAACTGCAACTACTTCATCAACATCTTTTTTGTACGTGTCAATAGGAAGTAATCCGTCAGCGTATTTTGTACGATGGAAGTAATCACATGGTCCTTTCTCTTTTGCAATCTGATTCGATGACTTCAATAAGAAATACTGGAATGCTTCTGTTAAATTGTGTACAAGTTTCCATGCTTCTTTATCGCCATACTTTACCTTGTTCTTTGCAAGGTAGTGTGCAAGACCAATATAACCAATACCTAATGAACGTCGAGACTTTGTGCTGATCTCAGCCGCCTTAACAGGATATCCTTGATATTCAATAATTTCCTCTAAAGCACGAACAGCAAGATCACATAAAGGTTCAAGTTCTTCTAAGTGATTGATCAAACCAACGTTGATCGCACTAAGAATACAAAGTGCAATTTCGCCATTTTCATCATCAACGTGTTGTACAGGTTTAGTTGGTAATGTAATCTCCTGACACAAATTACTCATATACACAGTATCCTTAAAGGAAGAGTGTGTATTACAGTGATCCACGTTCATAATATAGATACGTCCTGTTTCTGCTCTCTCTTTGAGTAACGAAGAAAATAGATCCATTGCTTTCAATGTTTTCTTACGGACGGAAGTTTTGCGTTCATACTTTTCATATAGTTCTGCAAACTTGTCCTGATCTGAATAAAATGCTTCATACAAATCTGGTACGTCGTGTGGCGAGAAAAGAGTTATATTTCCGTTAGCCAATAACCTTTCGTACATCAATTTATTCAACTGAATTGAATAGTCTAATTTACGTACACGGTTGTCTTCAGTACCTTTGTTATTTTTTAGCACTAGAATGTCTTCAATTTCTAAATGCCATAATGGGAAGTGTGTGGTTGCACTGCCGCCACGCACACCATTTTGTGTACAACTTCTTACGGTTGCTTCATAAACTTTTAGGAAAGGAACAACACCTGTATGTGCTACTTCTCCGCCTCTAATTTTTGAATTGAGTGCTCTGATTCTTCCTGAGTTGATTCCGATTCCTGCCCTTTGAGCAATGTAGTAACCGATTGCACTGTTAGAACTAAAAATAGAATTAAGAGTATCGTCCACATCAACAAGAACACAAGAGGCAAACTGACGAATAGGAGTACGCACTCCAGCCATGACAGGTGTTGGAATGTTGATCTTAAAAAGTGAGGTCGCGTCATAATATTTTTTCACGTAGGTTAAACGTGTCTCCTTAGGATAATCAGCGAACAATGTTGCCGCGATCATCATATACATAAACTGCGGTGTTTCATAAATTTCACCACTGCTTCTGTCTTGACACAAATACTTATCAACTACTTGACGTAGACCTGCATAGGTGAAATCCTCATTACGCTCATGCTTAATCCATGTATTCATTTTCTTTAGTTCTGTAGCAGTGTATTTTTCTTTAATGGCAGGATCATATACACCACGTTCGATATTTTTATCGATTACAGTAACTAAACTTTTATGCTCATAACGACCATAAACTTTTTTATGTAGATCATATAGCAACAAACGTGCCGCCGCATATTGATAGTTTGGATTTTCTAACGAAATCAAATCGTTAGCACTTCTAATTAATACATTCTGAATGTCTTCGGTTGTCATACCGTCAACAAACTGTAGGTCGGCGTTCATTTCAATCTGCGATGCACTTACACCTGATAGATCCTTACACGCCTCTTCTACTACAAAGTGAATCTTGTCAAGATTTAATTTCTCTTTCTTGCCGTTTCTCTTTGCGATAAAAATAGGTTTGTTCATTTTGTCTCCTGCCAAATAATCTTTTCTTTTGTGTGTTCTACTATTTACAATTACTATGAAAGATCAGTTGAATACTGGCAATGCATAGTAGACTGTAGGTTGTGTTCTTTCATTACACTTGGTTTGTAATTTAAAACATTATCATCAACCATACAAACATTATAGTATCTTTGTTCGCTATGGTCTATAAATGTTTTTATCAAAACGAGCGATGTGGATAACTTAGTACTTAACTTGGCCGTCCAACCCATCATAAGGGGTATTGCTACGGGACAAAACCGGTTTTCTTCTAATAGTTCCCAAGGCGTAGGCCACCGTTGAGAATTCCACGGATCTAAGTTTCGATCAATTACCGGCGCAGTTTTCCACAAGTCAACAATATCCTGCAAAGGATTTTTAGAATGTGTTAAACTTTCTCTAAATTCGCGCCAAAGAGTAATGCGTTCGTCGGTATCGGTTTCTAAAAACATTATGCAAAGTAACTAAATGCGTATGTTAATGTTCCTGCTCCGTTGCCGATTAAGTTTTTAAACTGAACCTTAACAGTTTCACTTCCTGTGGTACTATCAAGATCATCAAGTATTGCACCAAACTCTACACCACCGTCCGAACTTCCTGTATGACTGTATGAGTCTGTAACATTAATGTTGGAATTATCTTGAACTGTGATTGTAAGTCTACCTGCTCTTGTAGTTGCACTACCTGTAGTCTTAATTAGTTTATAGTCCATGTAAGCAATCTTTTTATCTGTAAATGGTAATTTAGTAAATGTTTTAAATGCATCTGACTCAGATAGTTCGTAAGTGTTTACTCTACCTTTAGTATAATGATAACCTTCAATGTTTGGCTTATACGGAATTTCTTCATTTGCAGTAAGATTAATTATTGAATCTCTTTCAAATGTATCACCAATCGATTCACAAAGTGTTTCATTAAAAAGAATAACACCTGTTTGAGGATTATCTTGGCCGTTCATATTGTTACCAACATCAAGAAATACATTACCTGTAGAAATGTGTCCAACTGGATTCATTGTGCTTACT